ATTAATAGTATTTGAGCCGAATATTTTTTGCGTTTTTCTTAATAATTTTGGCATTAAAAATTAATTAATTTATTATAATCTAAAATTTCTCCTTCTTTGGTAAATCCAGCCGTGTAATCAGTAAATCCCGTAATATTTGAAGGAATTATTTGCGTTTCATAAGTTACGAAACCAAAGAATTTTTTATTCCTTAAAATTATACCACCAATCCCAACACCCATTGGTCTTGGCAAGACTTTTTTATCTAAAGCAATTTGTGCAATTCTTATTGTTGCATCCGTTGCAAAATAAAATATACTCATATTTTGAGGGTCTGACATAACTAAATCAGTTCCAAAAAATCTAAATAATCCCTCATCTATTGATCTATTAGTATGATCAGAATTATTTTGTATAATTTTAAGCTTTAATATTAATCTATAATCATCATCATTCATCGTTTGAGATTGTTTCAAATTCTCATAAGTTACATAATCGCCAACATCAGTTGTATAATTAGCATAATTAGTCATTCCAGCTTCATTATCAGCCAAATAGGTCTGATAAGTTGTGAATGAATAGTAATCACCCTCTAGGTCAAATGGGCGAGTGTAAAACCTATCAACACCCAAATATTCACCCAAAATATCTAATTGTTTCCCAACCGCAGTTTCAAGATTAAATCCGTCTCTAACTTGTTGGACAATATCGTTATCAATTAAATTTCTTACATATAAATCTATTGTAGCTCTGGCTTTGCTTTTATTATTATATTGAATAATAAGCAAATTGACATAATAATTAATAACTTCATCGCTCATAATAATACTATATCAATTCTTAAGCTATCTACAATCCACTTCTTATCTGGCGTGCTAGTTGCCAAAAAATCAACATAACTTAATCCATCGTTAGAAATTTCAACATTTAAAGGCACTCCACCGCCACCAGTTGCATTAATAGCTTCTTGGGTTAGTGTTGTAACCGTTGCCGTTTCTGCACTTTGCCCAATAATAAATTTAAGATTATCAACTAAATATTGCTTAATTGCAACTTGGTCAAATCCTTGCCCTATTACAGTTTGCTTAATTTCAAATCTAATCCATAACGAAACTGATTGAGGGCGGTCAAATTTAGCGGTAAAAATACTACCGTTATCTTGCAAAATATCTACAATTACCGTTCCCCTCAAGCCACAACCGCCGTTTTTATTTGTATAAATTGTATTAGCAATATCAGTATTTGCACCGCCTTCACAAATAGCCCAAATCGTATGGGCTAGGGTGCCGTAAATATCTGGCAAAGTAGTAAAATTTTCAAATACTTTTACATCCGTAACACCTGCTATATTTCTTAAAGAACCTTCTAAACCGTTAATGTAACCAGTTGATTTATTGGCTGGTGATTGCTTTGCTCTTATTCTTAATACACTGTCTAATTCACCATTCAAGCCAACTACTAAAACCCCAGTAGGATTATTTATTGCCGCTACCCCTAGAACTGTTGTTACTGGATTAGTGATTGTATTAGGTATTGTGGTAATTGAACCCAAATCCTTAGCCCTAAAAGTTAAATTATAAGTTCCAGCAACGGCAATATTAACAGTATCTAATAGAATAAATTGCGTTCCTGTATTATCCGCAACCGTGTAACCAATCCCGTTTAAATCATTTGCAAACGAATCTAAACCTTGTAAAGTCAAAGCTCCACTAACTGTAATTTGTACCTGCTGTTGGGTAAAAGTAGCGCCTTGTCTTTGAATACTTAAAAGGCTGACTCTTTCATCTAAAACAGTTCCTATCGCATTATTTAAGCTAAACCCAGAATAAACTTGATTTAATAATTCTAAAACATCCCTTTTTGATTGAGCGTATAAATTTATTAATTGTCCGTCTGGCGAATTACTATCAATAATAATATCGTTTCCATAGATTAATTTATTTCCATCTTCCAGCTGTGTTACTATCTCGGGTAGTGTGTCAATCGTTAAACCGTTTGCGTCTAAAATACTCATGTAAAGTTTTTTTACTTTTTGTTGTTGACAACCTAAATTATACTATTATATTTTCCGATATTGGTTCTTGAGAATAAACTGTATTAACTAAAAAACTGACTGATAATTTTCTATTTATAAATTTAGATTCTAAATTTAATAAATCGCTAACTCCGTCGGTTTTGAGTATAACCGATCTAATTTCATCGCGCAATAGGTCAATTTGATTAGGTTTATCCAGCCTATTTTTCCAATCTACGCCAGCGTCATTATTAAAAAAACAATCAGTTTTCCATTCTAACAACCTAGTTTTTATATTTTGTGCCAGAGCTAAACCAGATTCTTTATAGGATGATTTACCATTCCCAAAAATCCAGTCGCCGCTTTCATCTAAACTTCTAATTCTCATACTAATAAATTTCCAACTCTAGTTGATAAAGCTGTTAAAGCCGCCGAAGTTGCTGGATCTATTGGCAATAAACCAGAAATTGGGTCAACAGTTTTTAAATTTGTAATTATATTTAATAAGCTATCAACAATCGCCTTCAAATTCTCTGCGGTGTTTTTTAATTCTAGTTTATTATTGACAACAATAGATCCACCTTGAGAATTAATAAACTTATTATTAGTACTATCTATTGTTAGCTTATTGTCAAGATAATTTAGTTCCGTTGCGTCGTTATTATAATCAGCAATTTTATTAACTTGGTTTCTAATTCCAATAACAATAATAGCGTCTGAAAAATGATGATTGCGTAAAGTGTTCGGGCGTTGAATTAAGCCATCAATTAACCAATTGTCCATATCTCTATCGCTAAAGAAAATATTGCAACTATCGCCCTCTGAAATTGGAATTGTCAAACCACCTTTTGAGCCTTTGCTAATTACAACGGGGCAATCAACCAAAGGGGGAAAATCAATTAATTTTTCGCCGTCTTCGTAACTAAACACACCTTTATCAACTATTTGAACAGTCGCAGTTTGATTTTCTGCATTAAACGATTGAATAATGCCAACTCTATGACAATTAAAAGTATAACGGCAATCATTTATTGCGCCATCAAGAATGTCTAATAAATCGGGTAAAGTTCTTTGTTTCATATTCCTTTTAATGCTCCTAATAAATAATTTCCAATAAATAACTGGAGGGTAGTTTTGCATTCACCATTTACCGCACCCGAAATAATTCCAGTATGTTTTACGCCATTTACTTTAAACTGACCGTTAAAAAGTGGGTTAGTTTGTGATTGAATTTCTACTAATTGCCCAACATTAATGCTTGGCTCAAATAACATTTCCACAATTAAATCAGTTCCTTGTCTCATCGGCGTTCCGAATAATCCTGTTTCTGAATTTAATAATTGCACAAGTCCGCCAGTTGATTTAATATATTCATTTACGCCCAATTTATTAATTGTTTCTAAATCAATAAAAACCTCATCCCTATAATTTTGGGTTAATAAATAAAAAACATTTCCATTTAAAACCGACGGAGTTTTGGCAACACCTTGAGTTTCACCGATTACGCCTTTTTTAATTCCAACCATATTATTTATTAAATAATCAACTAAATTAAATTGAGTTTCACCAGCGGCTACGGTTGTGCTAATAATTGAATTGTAAGCACTAAGAGCTCCATCTTGTGCGCTAATATAAGTTATTATATTTGGTCCGTCTCTATAAGAGTATGCCTCTAATAAATCGCCAATAAATATTTTGGGCAAATTACTATTTGTATTTTCTGGCGTTGAATAGCCAGCTTCAAAAATTACTCTATTTTTGTTTCCGTTAATATTGTTAATGCTGGTTTTATTTCTAAAAATTAAGCTTTGATTTGTTTGGCTTAAATTATAAATTTTAAAAGTTGCACTATTTAGGGTGCTGGCAGTATTTCTAGTAATATCAAATTCAACTGTCAGGGGATCAGTAATTTCAATGGCTTTTGTAACACCGTTAATTTGGTCGGTTAATTCAAAAGTAAGTTTGAATTTTCTGCCAAATTTCATAAGTTGTTATAAAATGTTGTTTCTAAATCCTTAACTTCTGCTTTATTTAGTAAATAAAACTGAACTCTGCCAGTAGTAAAATCATCAATTAAAAATGGTTCGGTTGCATTATCAGTCGTTATACCTATTCCGAAAGGAAGGATATTTTTATAATTTCTCAAGATATTGATATCCATAACCAATCTATTGCCGTTTATTGATAAGTTTTGATATTTTAATGAATAAAACCAGCCTTGTTGGCTTGCAATAAATTCTAATTTAAACTCAAAAGAAATATTATCATCTGTAATAAATGTAAATTTTTGTTTTGGATCGCTTGAAATTTCTGATATTTGTCTCATTTTATTTAAATTTTGGTTCTGTAATTCCCGCTTTGTTTGTTTGATCTTTTATAAAAGAAACATTTCTTAAGGTGCCTTTTGTCGTGCCTTTATCAACTTCCTTAGCTTTTTGATCAGTAGCTCTGCCTTGGTAGTTTTTGTCGTCAAAATCTACTAACTTTGTTGAAACAGTTCTAAATTCTTTTAATGTAATTGAAAAATCTGTTATATAGGCATTATTTCCTTGTGTTGGGGTGATTTCTTCAATCGCCATATTACTTAAATATCCAAAAGGCGTATCTATTGCGACCAGTTGTTTAGCTTGCCACAATGCTTGGAAAAAGTTAAAAGCTTTTGCTTGTTTAGTTTTTGGCGGGTTTAATGTTTTAAAGATTTGGTAAATATCAACGGCAGAACCAAAAGCACTATTAAAATCATCTTTGTTGCTCAATTTATTTGTAGTGATTTGATTTTGTATTTGCCTAGCTGCACCCGTGATTACTGGAATATAACTATTTATCAAAACTAGCTTTTC